TCCGCCACCTCTTGCTCACGGTCGGCTTCACGGCTCGCAGCTTCGCGTTGGGATTCTCCTTCGACACGCGCCCAGTAGGCTTTTCCTGACCCCCATTTGAATCCACTCTGTTCATACACGGCTGCCAGGACGCGTGTATCGAGTCCGACATAGGCGTGTTGTGAGTCTTCGACCACGAACAGCAGGAGCCACCCTTGACAGAGGTGGTGCTGAATCCGTGGGCGCTTGTACCACACCAGCCACCGCTCCTTGAGTGGATGCCAGGTGACGTCGAGGTCTGGATGGATTGCCTGGAGGTCACGCCGGAACGTGGCAGGCCCATACTGGACCCCAAACCGATTGGGATGCCAGAAATGCGTGCTTGTTTCAATGTCTGGGGGTGCAGGTGTGACGACCGGCACCGACAGAGTCTGTCCACTGTCCCGTTGTTGTAGCATGTGTCATTATCCAAACACCTTCAACCCAAATTCCCGCACCCGCTCATCTTTCGAGGACCGGCAGTGTTTGGCCATACGGGCACGCGCCATGTTCTGTGACTGACGCGAGTCAGGGTTGAAGTTGGTAGCCCAACTGTCCACCGGACACTGCATGAATCCCTTGTCGACGTCGATGACACACTCATCAGGCACCGGCTCGGCTTCCTGCATCCACGGTGGGGTGAAGTCTGTGCCCTCATTGGTATGCAGCGGCACGGCGAACCGATGGCGTGTTCCATCCTGGTCGATGTAGGTCACGATTTTGGCTGAGTCCGACCCAATCCCACCCCGATGTGGACGACCTTTGCCGTCCCAGGCATGGAGTGTCGGCCAGCGTGGTGCCCCACGATTGGAGAGGTCACGCCATTTTTCCCATTCATGGAGATAGACCCGGATAGCTGTGGAGAGCGCGGTCACGCCCACCCACTCCTTGCCGCGATGCTTCTTGAGTTCGTCGAGTTCGTAGACAGCACCCAACACATCACGGACGGCTGCGGGGGAGACACCCTTTGGCAAGTCATCTTCCATCGCCACCACCGGGGATTCCCCCAGGTGTTTGAGGAAGAACTGATTTTCGGCCAACGAGTAATCCACCGGGTCAAACGTCTCCATAGGACTCCTTAATACGTAGTATTGGTCCGTATCGGTTTCAGGACGATATGCACCGCCCCTTCATACGCCGACACGGTGCCTGTCCAGTTCAGTGAAATCTGCTCACCTTTGTCCACATTGCGGTTGGCCAGGGTCGAGGTCAACGTCGCCTGCACAGGCACATTCACCGTGCTATCCAGGGCAAACGCCGAACTGAGGGCCGTGGTCAGACTGGCTGGAGCTGTGCCAGAGGCTGACACGCCCACATCCAGGGTGCTACTCCCTGCGCCCACAATACTGTGCGTCTCCCGCACATCCAGCACTTCATAGTCCTGGTCGGCCACGAAAACATGGCAATCAGCAGCTTCCCCCGCTGAAATGGTATAGGGGATATGCACCGCTGCGAGTCGTGCAATGGCTTTGATACCCATAATTCCTAATCTCCTGGCGAAGTGACAGGGAAGGAGCCGGCTGGGACGTCGGCCCCTCCCCCCACCTACTCAGTTTACGATTCTGCAACGTCCTCAATCTTCGCCCCGGCAGCCGGGTTGTCGGACAACAGTTCACCCTGCCAGTACCACGCCACCTCAAAGGTGGTGTTGGAGGTCTGACGGAAGAATGGTGTGCCGTCGAAGATTTCTGACACCGGGCGTGGCACCGCATTCTCACCGTGACCGATGTAGAAATGCTTGGTGTCCATCCCGACGATGGTGTTGGCTGCGAAATAGGGGTCCACATGCCAGGTATTGCCGGAGAAGCGGTAGATGGTCTTGCCGTCGCCGCCCTCTTTGCCCTTCTGTTGTGCGCCCCCGGATCGTCCGATACCGGCCCCGCTATCCAGCATCGACGGTTTCCCCATCGAGAAGAACACGTCTTCTTTCAGGAGTTCGTGATACCGGCGCACGATGGCCAGATTGGAGATATACGAGTTCAGTGACGCGCCGCCCTTCTCACGCACAGAGTCCTCAAGCTGCATGACGAGGTCCTCGGTGAGCGCCCGGTTGGTGCCACTGTTGCTCAACACCACTGACTCCCAGAATTCATTGCCAGCCGTGCTGCGATTGATATTCCCAAAATTCCCTTTGGGTGCTGGTGGATTCGCGTCATCGATAATCCCCAACAGCCCATTGGTGTGGTAGGAATAACCGGTGGCGACCGTGTCCTGGATGACCATGTAGTCAGTGGCCGCAGAGCCACTCAAGGCCCCACTCAGGGTCACGGTGCGGTTCGGGACGTCCACGGCATTGACCGTCAGAGAGTTCCCGACCTTGGCGTTGTTGTCTGACGCATCCATGACGTCAACCACCATCCCGATATCCACCCCTGGAAGGGCGTTGACCGTGACTGTGGCTTGGTCGTCTGCGGCAGGCAAGACAGCGAGCTTCCCGAGTCCGTCGGACAACAGGTCGCCGTTGATGAGCTTCAGGACACGTCGCCTGAATCCTTGCTCCATCATCTTCAAAGCCGTCTGGAACGCAAATTTTGAGTTCCGGGCATCCTGGAGCAGCTTCCACGACATGTTATACAGCCCCGCAAATTCTGTGAGGCTGAATGACGCTTCTTCTGTGTCTGGGTTCAGGTTGGAGGGCAATGCGCCGCCTTCACTTAACCCGGTCCAGGCCCCAGGGTTCTTGGTCATGATGGGCATAATGAACTGCCCACGACCACCCAATGGCTTCTTGAGTTTCTGGAACATATTCCAGGTGACGATTTCCTGATTCACCAGGTAGAGGACCTGATCTACACCATAGGTGTATTTCAGGGCTTCGATGACATCAGTGGTACTCGCCATAGAATACTCCTAGTCTAAGGAGGTTACTCTGCCGAGCCAGGGTTGATCATCGGCCAGAGTTCGTCAGCACGCTGTTGTGGGGTTTTATAGCCGCCAGTCTTCCCTTTCACCGGAGACATCTCCCCACCTTTTGACGGGAAGGGAGAGGTTTTGGCTTGCTGGGCTGTCTGTCGGTCCATATCACGGATACCCTTTCGCATCGCATCCAAGCGGCTGCGAACCATATCGGAATAGGAGTTATTCAAATCCGCGCCTTCGTGTGAGTAATACACGTCACGCAGATATTCATGTGCCCATTCCTCATCCGGGAGTCCATGTTCCTCACGCGCTTTCGCGAAGCGTGTTTCTAACTCTGATTCGACTTGCTTCCCCTGTTGTTGGCCAATGGAGTCCTCCAGAGACTTGTATTTCTGATACATGGCTCCGAGGGCCTTGTCCCGTTGTTGAATCGCAGAATTTAGGGGGGCAATCCCCTCACTCATAATGCGTTCCACCAGCGCCGCTGCCGTCGGACCATCCAGGTAGGACATCCCCTTCAACTGCTCGACCATATTGGTCTGCGCCTGTTGTTGTGGTGTAGCCCCTTGCTGCTGCTGCTGCTGCAATTGTTGAGCATATTGCTGCAACTGCTGCTGCTGCGTCTGTGCCTGGGTGTTCCATGAGTCGCGGTGCTGCTCCCATTGCCTGCGTTCATCTGCCAGGGCCTGGGACTTTCGGGTGTATTCGGCCTGGACTTCTTTGGGCCAACTCTCGGAAGATGTTCCCTCCGCGTCAGCGACGGGGGCCTCTTGCCCCTCAAGTTGCTCGTCGCCGACAGATTCCAGTTCGTCAGTCATACATGCCTCATTGAGTGGTCTGCGAGTGTCACGGTGCGTGTTCTCTTGCCAGAGAGTGCCCCGTTCCGTATTCGCGTTCCGTGTTCAGACACGGCACTTATTGGAGTATAGATATGGGGTGGGGATGATGTCAAGCTGTTAGCGTTTTTTCTGCCGCCGTCGCACGTCAGCCTTGGAAAAGGCAATAGCCTGGGCCTGTTTGCGCCCCCCTTTGAACTTCTTGGGGTTGTCTTTGTATTCCCGCATCATCATGGCCATTTTGGCGTCGAGTTTGGGTCGACGGACATCAGCCATCGGTGGGCCTCCGGGTGCCAGTTTTCTTGTCGCTGCCTGGTTTTTTCTTCCTGCGGCGCACCGGAGAGAGGAGGGCGAGCGTCAGTTTGTCGGCCATGGGACCGCGAAGCTGGGCAGGCTGCTGGAGATATTCTTCCCAGGTCATCTTGGTGGGGTCGAACATGCCTGGTCCTGGCAGGCCCAGTGGGTCTTTGAGCCGTTCCAGTGGGCGCACCGTGCCCTTGAGGGTGTGGAGCTTGTCTTTGCCGATATTTAAGGCTTTTTGAATCAGCCTCCCAGCCATTAGCGTGGTCCTCGCTGTGATTGCTGCATCATGGCTTTGGCCAGCATATCCGGGGCTTCGGGCGCGACTTCAGCGGCGGCTTTGGCTGAGTCCATAGCCATGTCGATTGCTTCAGCGGCGGCCTTTGCGGCAGCCTATTGCGCGGCCTGTGCCACAGCTCCCTGAACCTGGGCGTTGTCTGCGCCCTGTTGACGGCGTTCGGACGCCTCCACCAGGATTTGACGGCACCGATTCCAAAAGTCGACAAAACCCTGTTGCACCTCCTGAGACGCGCCGAGAAATTCTGTGGTGGCCATTTCGGCCTCAAATTCGTCCATCACCACCCGCAGATTCCAAAACGGCATGGGAATATGGGGCGGGAGTGCCTGTCCTTCCCAGAGCCGTTCGATGAGCGACATCGCCAATTTGCGGTATTGGGAGGCACTATCCTCGCGTGCGGTGTCTCCCATGGATAAATCAGCTGCAATCTTCTCCTTGTCGATTTTGCCGGTGCGTTCGTCGATATAGAGAATACTCAGGGGGGATTGGAGATGTTCCCGAATCCGGGCTTCCCGGAGGGCGCGGAGTTCTGGAATCAGACTGCCCCGTTCCACCGTGACGTTATATTCTGTGCCTGACCGCAAGATTTCGGAGGTCTGGAAGATAAAGACCTCATCTTTCATGTTTTTATCGGTGTAATGCATCGTGCGGAAGGCCGGATAGAACTCCTTGACCCGATTCATCCGCATCTGCTTGACGGCTGATGTCTGGTGCCCAATGTGCTGATACAGGTTCCCCCACTGGGTATCGATGATTTCCTGCAACATCGGGACGGCCATGGGGCCACGGAGCTGGCCAGGGAATTTCTGCTCGGAAAAGAGGTCGACGCCCCCGGCAATCTCGCGCATGAGCTTGATGGTGAGGTCGATGGATTGCATGAACCACGCCGGGAGTTCCGGGGGGTCCCGTCGCTGTACCATCTTGACCCCGGTTTCGCTCAGGCCATTTTCGATGGGTGCTGGGTAGTCGACGGGGATATCTTCCCGTTTCAGGGGCGGTCCCAGGAGTTCATCGCCATAAATCGAGGCATTGGCCTGCTCTCCCAACTGCGAGAGCCGTTTATTGAGGAAGCGTTGGGGGGCAATGAGGTCTGAGACGTAATCGCCGTTCCAGAAGCTGGTGGTCGTGGGTGCCCAGTGGAAATCCACCAAGGGGATGTCCATATAGGGATTATCGCCATCATGGAGGATTTGTTCCCCCGGCACGAAGGCCGAATACTTCCCATGGGGGTTTTTCTCGGAGCAGGGCATGTAGCGTTCCACCACCACGGCCAGGTCGGGGTCATTCTGGTCCCGGCTGCCTTGAATGCGTGGAATCAGGTCCTGGAGATGCACGGACCCCGTGGGATCGCCAAATTGGCGGATATCGGTGCTGAGAATCCGCACTTCCTGGGAATCCTTGATATTTTCGATAGTTTCGTCGCTGAGGTCGTAATTCGCCTTAATCCACCCCAATGTGCGAATTTTGGCGATATAGACTGCCTGGTCGGGGGAGAGGTCGGCCACGGATCGCACCGAGGCGTCAATGAAGACCTGGAGAGGACTAATGACTTCGCTGCCGACATCCCCGGCCAAGACCATCTCCTCCACAACCTGAAACGACTCCTTGGGTGCTCCTTGGGTTAATAATTCCTGCCGTTTCGACTCCGGCACGATGGAGTCTTCCTGCAAATGTGTCCAGAGCAATTCGCCCGTGTCCTCATCAAACTGGGGCAGCGGTTCCATGGTGGCATCCTTCACCCACGGCACGTATTCAAACGCCACCCCGCCAATCGCCATCCACCACAACACTTCCCAGGTGCGCGAGGGCTGGTCGAGCTTTTCGTCCAGGGCTTTGATGAGCTTGTCGATCACATCTGCCTGTGCGAGTGACTTGGGGTCCATCTTGTCAGCACGGGCCTTGAATACCGGAGCCACGCTACTTAACCGCCCCATCATCTTGTAGAGCAACTGGGAGGCGATATTGAAGACCAGATGGAGTTTGTTGGGGTCACGTCGGCGTGTGAACAGCACCCGGTTCTGCGTCCCAATCCAGTGCTCCCCCGAAATGAACGCCAGATTGGTCAGAATCCGTAATTCGACAGACCCTACCCGTCGCGCCTTCTGGGCACGGAGACGGTTGTAGTCTGTGGTGTATTCGTCGAGGGATTTGTCTTCGGGCATTTACTGCGCTCCCAAATGCGCGTCCGGCATCGCCGACAGCGTGGCGTCATCCACGGTGCTGCGCGGCACCACTGTTTCAGCCGTGGGGGATGTCGTCTGCGTCTCCAGTGCCGCTACTCTGTCGTGCAAGTTCTGAAGGGTTGCTTGGAGGCGTTGGTATTGCAACTGTAGCGGGTCCTGGTTGGGCACCATCAGCCATTTTCGCAATCGTCGCTGCATCCACCTCACGTCGCACCGCCTCATCAAAAAGGGAATCCATTGTGCGCGAATCAACTTTCCCGGTTTGCGTGTCCTTACGCGTGAGCGCCAGGGTATGCATGATGAAGTTGATTTTGGCCTCCACCGTCCGTAATCGCTGCTCCATCTCGGCTCGTTTCACTACTGCTCTCCCAGGTGGCTATCCACCGGTTCACGTTTTTTCCGTCTCCGCACAGGACTGCCCATCCACTGCACACTCCCCGCCGGGGGCTGGAAGGTCGGTGGGGGTTTGGTGATTTCACCCCGTGGATGCCGGGACAGGACGTGTTCCAGACTATCCAGGGTGTGGTCGTTGACTTTGAGCCGTTCTAGCTTCCCGGCTGCTGTGGCCTGGTCGGGCCAGACAGAGCTTTCGAGTTCATAGGGCAGAATCCTGAGCCACGGTGCGAGCCAGATGTGGTTGTGCTGGAAATACTGCCGCGCCGCTTCTGTCCTCACTTCGCGCCCCCGTTTGTTGGCCAGGAGATGGACGCCATGGTGGCCGAGTTCGGTTTTGAACTGGCTGTTGGAATCCACCCACGCCACAGGGCGTGTCTGCCACAACGCCGCCATACGCTGGATACCATTGGCCCAGGTGATGATGGAAGACGTCGGGTCCAGTTCGGTGGTGTTGGCGACATAGTTGTAATTCGTGAGTTCATCCAGCACGAACGCATTGTTTTCTGGGTCAATCGCTACAGCGACGGCTGAACAGTAGGTGCCGGTGTCTGCGCCAATTTCAATCCGCCAATCCGAGGGGAGCTTAAAGTTCTCCTTCGTTGGCTCTCCCTCGGGATTATGCCATACCGTGGGGTGGGACCGTAATGTGATTTGTCTATCTCCACGCTGGTAGTTATAGACGCGCCCGACGTAATCCCCCAATTTGCCGAGATAGGCGATGGAGAATTTTTCGCGGGTCAGGAGGTGTTTATCCCGGTCCATAGCCGCCTGGTCAAAGCTGTAGGGATTGACGGTGGCCGGGATGCCGCACCGGCAGACCCATTCCGGGAAGTCAGGATGGCCGTGGCCGTTGTCGTGAAAGATGCCCACCCACGGTCTGTCCGGGGTGGTCGGAAACACCGCATAGCCCTTACGGACCCGGAGATTCTGGGAGACGGAGGTAAAACACTCAATCCCTGGGAGTTGATACGCCTCGCAGTAGATATAGGCGTCGACTTCTTTCCCCTTGAGGGATTCTGACCGCTCCCAGCTCCGGGCTTCGAATCTGGCCCCATTTTCCATTTCGAGCCACAATCGGCCATCTTTGGGACGGTTCTGGAGTGATTTATACTTCTGATTCAGCCCCCGTTCCGAACACAACGCTTCCAGGATGTAGTCAAATTCTGGCGTGGTCATGTCGTATTCGTTGCCCACCAGATAGACCAGGGCATCCGGGACGGCAGCAAACGCGGCCCCCCAGAGTCCGGCTCCTGCGGATTTGCCCGATTTATAGGCCCCCAATTCTGCCACTACCCTGGCCCGTCCCTTGCTGCGCGGGCGCAGCAAGCGGCGTTCCAGTGCTCCTCCAGGCAGTCGAACGACTGTGGCCGGATCGTCGGGATGCTCGGTGACAATCTCGGTTAAGTCATAGCCATCCGTCGTCGCCCACCACGCGGCCTGGTGTTCAAAGGGCACGAAGTTGATTTCCTTGCAGAGAAAGGCCCGAAATTCCGACATCAGCCGATCGCGCAGGACAGGGGAGACGGTGGTGGTGGCCATTTAGCTGACGGCACCCTGGTGTTCGTATTTGGACAGCATGTCGTGGTAGAACCGGGCCAGGGGTGATTCTTGGCCCGCCATCCCGGCTACTTTGGTTTCCAGGGCGATTCGACAGGTATCGGCTTTGAGTTTGTCGTTGCCGGTCATATCGGTATAGTTGGCGGTCCAGAGGAAATAGGCCATTTCGTTGTAATGTTTGTTCAACGCGACCTTCATGCGGGTGCCGTCGTCCATTTCGTGCCATTTTTCACCACCCGTGTAGCGTTGAATGGCTGCGAGGACGTCTTCCTGGTTGGGCCACTCCTGCTGGGCCGCGAGCCGCTGGGCGTCTGAGGCTTTGGTGTCCAGAAAGTAGCTTACGGCATCGACCACGGGCGCACCGGACAGTAGAATCAGGGCAAATTGTTCGGCCTGGCCTGGTTGGAGTTTAGACATCTGGTTTGCCTATCCCAATGAGTGACCCCGGAGGCACAATGCCTTCGGTCGTCCCTGGCATCTTCCCGGCGGGGAAGGTGATATACACTTTACACCCACACGCCTCCGCAAAGCGTAAAAACCACTTCAACGTGCTCGTCCCCCCGGAGCCGCGTTTGCGATAGAAATACTGATTCACCGAGGCCGGAGCCACCCCCAATTTTCCCGCCAACATCCGCGTGGTCAACAACGACCGCTGCCGCATGGTCGTCAATAATTCCCCAAAACTCTTCGGATCTGCCGCGACGGCATAGCTCACGCCCCGCCGTTCCACCGTTTCCACTGTTCGGTTCTGCCTCGTCGGTCCCAATGTGCTCATGGTGTGTCCTCCCTCACTAGTTAATCTACACTACGACCCCATGGTCAGTCAAGCTATTTCTCAGGACCTTTCCACAATGTAGATAGGTACTAGGGGAGTCCGTTCGGTTCAAAAGACCCCTCCCACCCCACCTCGGCGGCTGCCGAGTTTGCCAAAGCTAACTGCGAAGTCGCGTCATGACACTACACACAACGAGACCCCTGCCTTTAACCGAGCATTTAGCCTTGACGGATATAGGGTCAGCGTGT